CATACTCGTGCCCAGATTGCTCGCAAAGCCGTCTCGGATTAGCTTTCTTGCCTGCCCCTTGTTTTTGATACGCAGCATTTCGCCGGCCTCGTGCATCGTTGGCCGACCACCAGGTACTACAATGCGGTACGGTCTAAGTAGCTGGATCCACATATATGCTCCTTGAAAAGGGCGGGGACCGCCATAGCCCCCGCCCCGAGGGTTTGTCTAGTCTACCTCTTCAGTCCAGTTTGCCTTGCTCGGAGGCAGATACCTCAAAGCATCGGCGAGCACCAGTAGGCAAGCATTGGCGCTTGCCGTCAGGCAGTCGAGCCGCGCACGGACGTAGCAAAAGTTGTTCGCTGCGTCCAGCTCGGCCCCGCCCAGGTTGATGCACACGTCATCATTGCCATCGCCACCGGCCTGGGTCAGCTGCGTGATTGATTTCGCAGCAATGGCCACAGCGCCAGTTCCGGCATCGTCCTGAGCCTGCTGAATCTCCAGATCCACCGTGCCGGTGGCCGTGATGTCTCCCACGTCAAGGATGAACACCAGTCGCGCGCGTTCTGCCATTGATAGCCAGTTAGTGTAGTACGTGCCCGTATGCAGATCAGAGTGGATGGCTGTTACCAGCTCGGTTTTGCCGCTAGTCGTTCCCGGATAAGACCCCATGTCATTACTCCTTTATCTATCGATCTAGGTGGTTGCCGCCGCGCCCAGAATCACGAACGGGCTAACCTCGGTGGATCCGTCCTTGAGGTAGACAGGGGCCGCAAGTTTCTCTTGGCCGTCCACCTTGAGGAAGAACTTGAACGCAGTCTGGTTCTGCAAAAAGTACACGTGCTCAGATTGAGCGATCGAGATGCCGCCCTCTTCGGCAACATAGTAGAAGTTCTCGTCGGCCAGAATCACGTCACCCTGGCTGCCCAGGATCGGTGTCTTTTCCGTAAACACATACGGCAGGCCGAGTAGTGTCTTCGGCTCGCCATCAACAGCGTTCTGCTGCCAGATATAGCTACCGTTCGGATCCTGCATCTGGGTCAGCTCCTCATAACAGCTGATCGAGAAGATCCAGTGAGCCGTTGCCCAGGATTGAGGCAGCAGATGCCCCTTCATCCTGACCATGTCCAGATACGACACAGAGGCTGCGGCATCGCGGCTATGGATATACGTGCCGGGTGCGTTGATGATACCGAGCGGTTGTCCCGCGCCTGTACCATCCAAAAACGCCTCATCGCGGTAGAACATTAGGGCATCTCGGAACAGCCCTGTTAGCAACTGCGGCAAGTTGATGGCCGAGCGGCTAAGCAACTGATCCTCTACCGCCACATATCCAGTCAGCTCCCAAGGATTGAGCGAGATCTGGGAAAATACAGGTTCCGTTTCCGGCTTGGTCGTCCCGCTCTGATTCCAAACCGCAGCCACGCCGCCCATAAAGTTGCTTCTGCCCGCAGTCTGCCCTGCCGTCGAAAGGCCAGGCAAACGCACCGGCCCATTTACCGGCTGCCGATCAGCGCGAGGATAAACGATCTCCTTCTCCGGCTCAATTCGGATCAACTCAGGGATGAAAGTCTCGGGGACCAGGAACGCGCCAGAGGCTCCCGTACCCTCGGACACCGTTTTCGCAGCGCCCATCTCCGCAAGAGTCTTGACGTCATTCTCCACAATGGCGTACATATAGTCGTCAAAGGTTTTGCCATTCACTGTCTTGACCACTTCGCCGCCAGCATTGACCACATTCACTAGCGCAGCGCCACGCCGGGGTTCCACTACAGCCGCCTGCTGCATAGCCTCTATCCGCGTGACCAACGCCTCGGTTACCTTGGTCTGGGCGTCGATCAGCTCAACCATGCGCAAGGCATCCGGCTTGGTCTGATCCGTGATATACGCCTTCGCTTCGTCTTCCGTGTCATAGGATGCGATGGGCAAGAAGCCTTCAGGCTCGCCGTCCTCGCCAACATTGTATACGTGCCACTTACCGTTGTTCGCATAGACTCGCATTTCATTGCTCCTTTGTTTTCGTTCAGTTTTGCGCTTTTTACTCTTCGCCTCGTCGCGTCCCGTATCCGCCTTTTCCGCGAACACCTTTGGGACTAACGCTTTTAGGTTCGGAGTGTCCTGCGCTCGGAAACTCTTCATGTCCGCTATGTTCCGCGGCTCCGCTGGCGTTGGCGTGAGAGACGCATCCAGTCCCAACGGCCAACGCGAGATGCGTGTGGCTTTGGGACCGGGCTCGTCTCGCTCTACCAAATGCGGCGCGGTGCCGGAACTCCAAGATAGTTTGTGCCCCAGGCCGAGCGTCTGCACGGCCTCTTCGTACTTGTCCCGCAACTTAATCTGTCCTTCGATCCATACCCCCATATCGTCCAACTTCATTATGCCCTCGCAGAGCACACGCTTGACCAGTACTGGATCCTGGCCATGGTGGTAGTAGATGGGGCTGCACGCCGCCTTGGTCAGGGCAAAGTCGGTTTTGGCGTCGAAATACTCCATTTCCAGGTCGGGGTTGTCGGCGTCGCTGAACCGCACGAGGTAGCCCTCGACTTTGCCACCAGACCACATTTTGACCTCACCGCCCTGGGCCAGCAGCATGTCATCGGCAGAGGATACGCCCTTGCTGCTCGGCGCCACTGGCACCTCAGCAGGAACGGGAGCTGTGTCATCCTTAGTCGCTGGTACCTCGGCAGTAACGGGGTCTGTATCGCCCTTAGTCGCTGGTACCTCGGCAGTAGCAGCGTCGCTTTTGCCGTCCTGATCGGGCTTCAAATATGGGTGAGTGGTCTTAGCCGAAGATCGGTAGGTGTCCTTAGCCGGTATGTCCTCGGCCGTCGCTTTGGATGTCTCTGTCGCTGGCGCCTCATCGGTAATGGAGTGCGTGTGTGCGAGTATATCAACACCAGCGGAGATGTCCTCGGTGGCCGCCTTGGATGGCTGCGCATCTGGCACATTGGCATACAGCGCACTCATATGATAATTGGCCAGATCCTCTGTTTTATGGCAAGCGACAGGCTCCCCTTGGCGATTGCCGTCCTCGTCTGTTTCATAGACGCACCATTCATCGTCACGTTTGACCACATTATATGGCATCCTATTGTCTCCTTATCGCAGCATCTTGTCAAAAACAGCCATGATTTCCGCATCGACTCGCGGATCGGTGCACACCTCATCAGCGATTTGCTCGTCTGTGTGCCATCCGTGTTGTTTGTGTACGTCCGTCTGATCGTCAGCCCCCTGCACCAGCGACGCATAGCTCACGGGCGTCTGCACATGCTGAGTAAGCGGGCTCACAATGCGTCGCCTCCACGAGTACTGCAGCTGCTCCGAGGTGTTGCGTCCGCCGACGCCACCGCCTGCTAGTGCCCAACGCTGTCCCCAGAGCCGCTGATACCACTGACCTGGATATGGCTTGGGTCTATTGGCCTCTGTCTCTGGAGGATAGGTAGCCATGCGGTTGCGCACCTGCTTGGCGGTGACGCTCACAGCCAGGCCCAACGCACGAGTCACGCTGGCCCTATCTAGTCCCCGGAAAGCGGAGTCGAGCCCCTCGACTTTGACCGTTGCCATTAGCTCTGTCCCTTTTGCTTGTATTCCACGGCGATTCTACACCGACAGTTGTAATGCGCCGGCGGCCCCCCGGCTATTGCCTGGCCCCACACCTCTTCTGTCGTATGGTCCAATGGAGCGCAAATCGGACAAACCTTTTCATCCTCTGCGGTCAGCCATCTCTCCACCACCTCAATGCCCGACGCGCGCATATTGGCGGCCAGCCTGGCCGCTGCTTGGCGCATGGCATGTGTGGTTTCCGTGATGCCGGTCATATCGGCGCGGACGGAGCCGAATAGGCCGCCGAGCATACCCGGAATGGCGTCGGATGCGACCTCGCCTCTCTGCAAACTATCCAAGATGCTGATAAATCGCTTGTTGTCAGTGACGCTCAGCTGGTTGGCCATCGCGCCCGCGCGCGTTCTGGCCCAATCGTTGGCATCAATAAGGAGGTCTTCATAATCTACGCCCCAGCCAAGGTCGGCTGCGTTGGCCAGCGCCTGCTCGGCAAGGACATCCTGATAGATCGGGATGGTCGCGCCTCGGATCTGTCTGTACATATCCTCCAGGTCAGGCATGTCGCCCGCTTCGAGCGCACTGACTATTCCGGGCAAATACTCGTCAAAGATGGCCTGAAGGGCCGCGATAATCGCCCGCTCAGCAACTGAGTCAAGAGCTTTCCCCTCCAACCAGGGGCGGAATACGTCCTTGCAGTCATTGAGCAGCCGCAAGCGTACAGCCTTGGCCGTCTGCTCAGGAATATAGTCGCTTATGAACGAGCAATTCGGGCCGCGCGAGCCGACCTTGCGACGCCATCGGCGCAAATCCTTACGGATATTCTGGATAACCGATATATCAGGAGGCAAGATAACGGCTTTGGCGTCTTCTGGCTCCTCAACTACCTCGGGCTTTTCGGGTGTTTTGGGCTCCTCTGGTTGCGCTTGAGGCTGAGGCACCTCATCAGCCAACTCATCGGGGAACTTCATGCCCATCTGGTCCCATAATTGCTCGACTAGCCAGACAGATCGTTTCCTGGTGAGAATCTGGTCCTCGTACTGATCGCCGACCTGCTCCATCATGGCCGTGATGGCGTCCGCTTTTTCGGCCTCGTTCTGCTGCATCGCCTCGACTGCGTCGAAGTCGAAGCGCATCTCATAGCCGAGCGGCTTCCAAAGTTGCCTATTCGAGCCCGCTGCAATCATTTTCGCCTCAGGGAACAAGGTGTCCATATAGTACGACTGACGATCCTCGCGTGCTGTGGCAAAGTTGGCCGCTGATTGCTGTAGCATTGTGATCGGGATGCCAAAGCTGGCTGACAGCTCTTCACGCACCTGCTTGTTCAACTTCGGTATCACCAGGTCTTTGACGGGCGGGCTGATCACAGTCGGCGTCAGCCCCCTGGAAAGCACGACCGTCTCCCAAGCGTTCTTTAGACCACGAGTCAGTCTCTTCCACATCCTGCTGATGCGGTCAAGCTCAGGATCATCCTCCTTGATCCTTTGATCGGTCGTGAGGATAACCGCCGGGATTGCGCCGTGCTCAAAGAATGCCTCGGCCCACTTTAACAGTGCACTGGACAATCCCGCTGCCGTAAGAGCTACCGTTGCCGGCGCTATTCCTGGCCCCAGATCGTCCATAGGGTTGAACATGGGCAGATAGATCAGGTCGTCAGGGCCAAATAACTCTGGCTTTGCTCGCATAACAGACTGCCGAAAACCAACCATGACGTTATCCTGCACGACGATCGACATCGTGCTAGGATTGAGCCAGTGCAGCCCTGGGTCACGCTCCCAGTAGGAAACGCCCCATATGCAACGCGCCGCCTCCGTGAGCCATAGCAAATGGTCAAAGTCCACATCGGCATATATCGCCGGCGGATCGACCTTCTCGTTATCTCCGAGCCGGTAGAACGAGCGGGGCAATCCGGCCAGTGTGTCGGAGCGAAGGTTCACGCAGCGATAGACCCACGAAACGGCGCTAAAGGATTGCACCGCCGTTGTCTCGCCCCCGCTTTTGCTAAATAGCTCAGGAAAAGCCTTGTCTAGCTCGCTTAGGGAGATGGTGCTTTTGAGGGCCCCGCCGGCTACTATAACACGATCCAGCGCTGCCTTATTCTGATAATTCACAGTAGCACCGCGTATAGTTCGTTCGCATCCTGCAGGATGCCATAGCGAAGCACATCGTAAAGATCATCGCCGCCCTCGCCCTCATCGTCGGCGTTGACTTTTCGCACGTCCTCTGGCCGACGCGGGTCGTGCTCCATGCGTGGCAACGTCTCCAGTAGGCCCACGCAGTTGGCATGAATAGTCATTGTCGGCTTGATACTCGCTTCGCTATCGCCCAATCGACGTAGTATCTCGGTCGCTCCTTGTACGCGCGACATGTTGGCCGGGGTCAGATCCCAGCCGCACTCCTCATACGAATCGACCACCGTATGGCCTTCCTGATCTTTGGCATAGGCATCCTGTCCTATACTAAACTGTCGGATGCGCTCCTCTTTTATGTCCCAGCGAGCAAGCATCTCGCGGATCATTGCCGAGTGCACTTCGGGCAGCCGCTTGCTGGCGCTATACTCGTCTACTATAGTGATATTGTCCTCGTTGTCTCTGGCGAGCAACAGCACCGCAGTCGGGTGAGTATAGCCATAGTCCATAGCCAGCCACACCTCGTACCACTCCGGGATGGGCTTTGCCTCTACGGCGTGCAGGGTAATGTCAAAGTTGGTGAAATACTGACCGGCGGCGATGTCCCAATCGCCGTCTCGCCATGCGCCCTTTTGCCAACCGACCAGCGAATTCAGGACGTCCTCATAACCGGAGTCCACAAACGCATTGTCTTTGTATGTGGCCGGAACGAAGCAGCTGGTTTGCTGTTCGTCTCTGCGCCATGGTATGATGAACCTCTTTTTGTACCACGAATGTCCGGTACCTCCCGGATTTGCATTGGAGTACGTCCGTGGTCGCCATCCCGGCTTGGATGTGCGACAGCATGTGCGGATCGCCCGATACTTTTGCAGAGTAAGGGTCGTCGCCTCCTCTATACCGATGACATCATACTCCAATCCTAGATAGCTGTCTATGTCGCTCTCATTCTTATAGTGGCCGAGGATGATTCGACTGCCATTGGGAAACGTAAGCACGCCGCTTGATCGGTTATATGTGTGCGTGACGTTCGAGAGCACCTTCAGTCGCAAATCTTCCAGGCTTTCACGCACGGCCTTGCCCACTTTGCGCAAGAGCAGGCACTTTAGTCCTGGGTAACGTGCACAATCATCAATAGCTAGCTGTGCGAACATCGCGTGCGATTTGCCCGGCCCCCTCGCCCCACCAAATCCAATCTCTGTCGGGCCGTCGGGTAGGTCGCATCGCCGCGCCGCAGCGTGGAATACCATCTGCTTCGCCTGGGCTGCATAGCCAGCGGCGACAAAGTTCTCAACCTGATCTCTGGGGCAGCCCGTTTTGGCTGC